GATGGAACAGGTCCTTCTGGTTATACAATTGATTTAACCAAAAACCAAATGTTCTACATTGATTATTCTTGGTATGGTGCTGGTTTTATTCGTTGGGGTGTTCGTGCTACTGACGGTAACATTGTTTATTGTCATAAAGTTATTAATAATAACGTAAACTATTTGGCTTACATGCGTTCAGGTAATTTACCTGGTCGTTACGAAACAAATACATTTAGCAAAACTACTTTCTTAACTGGTGGCGCAAGTGGTGTTGGTACAAACTTAAACGCATCCGATACATCACTTAACGCCGCTAGCACATCAGGATTCCCAACAACAGGAACAATTTGGATTAGAACTGCAAATAATGGCGGTTTAGGTTATGCTAACTCCGAATTTATAAACTACACAGGTATTTCGGGTAATACATTTACCGGTTTAACCCGTGGCCAAGCAGGTTTAACTACAACCGGCAATACTGTTTTTGGTAATTCTTATATTAGTGTTTTATCAACATCAGGTGTTCAGATTGGCCAACAAGTTATTGGTGTTAATATACCTCCATCTTCTTTTGTGCAAAATATTGCAAACAGTACATCTGTTTTATTAAACTATGCGGCAACAGGTTCTAATGTAGGATCTACTATAGTATTTGCCCCTATGTCAAATGTTGCTCAAACGTTTATTTCTTCAACAACTGCTCAAACTGCTATTGAGTTACATTCTCCAATATTCAGTCCTGAAATTAATCATTGGGGAACTTCTGCAATTATGGATGGCGGATTTACGGCAGATAAATCATTTATTTTTACAAAAGGACAAACAACTTCCGTTAACGTAGCTCAAGGCGCCACACAAGCACTCATGAGTTTCCGTATTGCTCCAACAGCATCTAATGGTATTGGTAATTCAATGCTTGGTATGCGTGAAATTGTTAACCGTATGCAACATTTACCATTTGAAACTGATATTTACTCAAATGGTTCTTTCTTGATTACTGTTTACTTAAATGCAACAACAAATAATTCAACAGAAATTTGGAATAGTGTTGGTGGTTCAAGTTTATCACAATATATTTTCCATAATCAAGGAACTACTGTTCAAAATAATACGGGTGAACCAGTATTTGGATTCTATTTGAATGTACAACAAGGTATTTACCAAACAACACAACAAGATTTGACACAGTTGCTTGCTATTGGTTCTAGTATTCTTGGTGGTGGCGCTACAAATGCAACTAGAGCAATTTATCCAGATGGTCCTGACGTATTGACGTTTGTTGCTCAAAATATTGATACTACATCTCGATCAATTCAAGCACGTTATTCTTGGAACGAAGCTCAGGCTTAATTAATATATTATACTATGAACAATTTTGATAAAAATATGGAACAAATATTTGATGTTGTTCCATCAAAAAAAGAGGAGTTGCCAGAAGTTAAAAAGGCAACTCCTCTTTATAATTCCCCAAATATTGAAGAAGATTTAGGTGATGCTTACCAACAATCTAGAGAAAATCTTCAAGGTATTATTGACCAAGGCAAAGAAGCCATGGAAGAAATACTCAACATAGCCAAAGCAGGACAACACCCAAGAGCATTTGAAGTTTACGGAACGTTACTTAAAAATATGGTTGACGCCAATAAAGAGCTTCTAAATATTCAAAAGCAAATGCGTGAGATGGACAAAAAGAAAGAAGTAACCAATACAAATATTGATAAAGCCATTTTTGTTGGTTCTACCGCTGAGTTGAATAAGTTATTAAAAGGAAAAGAATGAAGCTTTGGGTGAATGTGTGTTTTCATTATGTGCCAGAAAGATTACCAAAATTCTATAATCTCATAGAAAACATCAATAAATTTAAAACAAAAGGCACCAAATTAATCATCAATTGTAATACTAATTTTGATGACAACTTACCAATTAAAGTATCGGTTCTTGATGACCCATTTCATTTGACATGGGAACACAAAAAAGATATGCAAGCTTTTTTAGAATCTGATTATACACACTTTGTTTATCTTGAAGGTAATTTAAGCTTTACTCAAAAGAATTTAAACTATTGGTGTAAGTATAGAGAACTTTTTAAACGGAATAATCTTAATTTTATACCGGCAATTCATCGAGTTGAAATTGGTAAAGACGGCAAAAGTTATTCTTTAGATTCTACTCGTCACGTTAATAAAAAACTATCAATAGAAATTCAAGGCCAAAAGTTTATTTCTTTACCTGAACCTTATCAAGGTATGTTTATTATGGACCGTGAAATGGTACAAGAACACATCAATTCAGATTATTTTAATCTAGGTCAAAAAGGTTGGTTTGGAATTCGTGAATCTGCCAATTTAGGTAATATGTTTATAAATGTTCCACCAGGATATCCACACCGAGCATTAGTACCTTTAGATAATTTTGATGAATGTTGTGCTGTACATAATGGTACTGACTACCATAATGATCCTAATTCTCCTCATGCCAAAATACCTGTTACAGAGTTATTTGTATGATATATCATAAACACCATATTATACCCAAACATGCCGGAGGTACCGATGATCCCTCAAATTTGGTTAAACTTACGGTTGAAGAACATGCAGAAGCTCATAAATTATTATTTGAACAACATGGACGTTGGCAAGATAAAGTTGCTTGGTTAACATTGTCTGGTCAGATGACTTGTGCGGAAGCTATAAAAATAACACAATCATTATCCAATAAAGGTGAGAAAAATCCTATGTATGGTAAAACGGGAAGTTTAAATTCAAATTATAAAAATAGAGGTAAAAATAGTCCTTTATATGGTAAAAAACAACCTATAGAATGGAATATAAAAAAAGCAAAAACTCTATCTGAAAATATGAAAGGTAAATGGGTTCCACCTAAAAAAGTTTGTAGGTTGTTTGATAAAAAAGAAATGGCAATGCAACAATATATGTGTTGGTTAAACTGGCAAAACAAATGACAACCAATAAACAGTCATATCGGGATAACCCACGGCTCAAACGAGTTGGAGTCCAGATTAACTATACGGAAGAACAAATCTTAGAGTATCAGAGGTGCGCCAAAGATCCTGTTTATTTTTCAAAATATATTAGTATTGTATCTTTAGACCACGGTATTGTACCTTTTGATATGTATGATTTTCAAAAGGACATGATTAGAACTTTTAATGAAAATCGTTTTGTTATTGTTAAATGTCCTCGGCAAGTTGGTAAAACCACTACTGCAATTGCTTATCTTCTGTGGGTTATTTTATTTCAAGACGCTCAAAACATAGCCATTTTGGCCAACAAAGGTAAAACTTCTCGTGATATTTTAGGTAAGTTACAATTGGCCTATGAGAATCTTCCTATTTGGTTACAGCAAGGTGTAGTAGAATGGAACAAAGGTAAAATTGAATTAGAAAATGATTCTAAAATTACCGCAGACTCCACATCAAGTTCTGCTGCTCGTTCTGGTTCTTATAACATTGTATTTTTAGACGAGTTTGCATTCGTACCTTCTAATATTGCCTATGAGTTTATGGCATCGGTTTATCCTGTTATTACTTCCGGTACTAAAACAAAGATTTTGATGGTATCAACTCCCAACGGAATGAATCTGTATTATAAAATGTGGATGGATGCCGTTGAAAAACGAAGCAATTATGTTCCGTTTGAAATTCATTGGTCACAAGTTCCAGGTCGAGACCAAGAATGGCGTGAAGAAACTATTCGTAATACTTCCGAAAGGCAATTCCAACAAGAATTTGAAACGGAATTCTTAGGTTCTTCGAATACCTTAATTGCTGGAGGCAAGTTACAGCAAATGCGGTATGGTAATCCTATTGCCACGCATGACATGTTGAAGATATATGAAGAACCTATCAAAGAAGATGGAGAGAAGAACCTAAAAGATCATATGTATTGTTTAGTAGTCGACCCCTCAGAAGGCAAAGGCCTCGACTCCAGTGCGTTCTCCGTGATTGATATGTCAGAAACTCCATATAGACAGGTAGCAACTTACAAATCTTCTTCTATATCACCTATATTATTTCCAACCGTTATCTATAATACGGCAAAGTTGTATAATGATGCTTATGTTTTATGTGAAATTAATAATACTCAACAAATTGCCGACACGCTTCATGCCGAATTGGAGTACGAGAATTTATGGAAAGTATTTACTGGTAACAAAAAACCTCAACAATTGTCTGCCGGTTTTGCTAGAGGTGTTCAGTTAGGTCTGAAAATGTCACCACAAGTCAAACGAATTGGTTGTTCAAACCTAAAAGCTTTGATTGAAGGTGATAAATTACTGATTAATGACTTTGATACTTATTCTGAATTAACCACCTTTGTAGCTCAAAAGAATTCTTTTGCGGCCGAGGCGGAATCAAATGATGATTTGGTGATGGGTTTAGTCATGTTTGGGTGGGTAACTACTCAGAAATATTTTAAAGAAATTGTTAATCATGACGTAAGAAAACAGATTCAGTTAGAAAATATGAATCAAATGGATGAAATTACCCCTCCGGCACCAATTATTGATGACGGGTTGGAACATGATTTTATGGTTCAAGGCGGTGACGTTTGGGAAAAAGCAAGTTCGGGTGAAGTATATGCAGAATATTCCAGAGAATTCTGGAGAAAAATGTAAATCCTGTGATTCATAAATATCTGTATGGTATCATAACTGCCAAAAACATATAATAATTCAAGGAGAATTTAAATGGCGATTCAACTCTCTCCAGGTGTAAACGTATCGGAAATTGACTTAACTACTGTCGTTCCTTCGGTACTTACAACTGCTGGCGCTTTTGCTGGAGCCTTTTCTTGGGGACCAGTAGGAAAAATCATATTAGTTAATAACGAAATTACATTAACACAACGATTTGGTAACCCAAACAATAATACAGCAACTTCATTTTTTACCGCAGCTGCTTTCTTGGCATATGGTAATAATTTAAGTGTTGTCCGTGCCGCAAACAATTTGACTTACAATGCTGATGCAAACACTTCTAATCCAAATATTCAAGTTGGTAATTTAGATGTTTTTCAATATACATTGTTAAATCAAAATAATGCCAATTTATATGGCGCTTTCATGGCTCGCTATCCTGGCGCTTTAGGAAATTCTTTGGCTGTTTCTGTTTGTGATACTGCAAATCAATTTTCTTCATGGGCATATTCAGGTTCTTTTTCTTCTGCTCCAGGCACTTCTGCTTACACTTCTGCTGTAGGTGGTGCAAATGACGAAATTCACGTTGTTGTTACTGACGTTAGTGGTTTGATATCAGGCTCTAAAGGTGCAGTATTAGAAACGTTCCCGTTCATGTCAAAAGCATTAGATGCAGAACTCAATGGTGTTTCAAACTATTATAAACAAGTTATTTTTAATAAATCACGTTACATTTATGCTGTAGATCCAGTAAATTATGCAAATAACGTAACTAACGGCAATTGGGGTCAAATTGCTGCTAATACTAATTTTACATCTTCAAACGTAAATACCACTTTGGCTTTAAGTGGCGGTACTGATGTTGCATTAACAGAAGGTGATTATAAAAATGGTTATGGATTGTTTACAAACAAAGAAACTACAGACATTTCTTTAGTTATTACTGGTGACGCAAACGCAAACGTTCAATCGTACATTATTGACAATATTGTTAATTCTCGTGCTGATTGCGTAGCATTTATTTCTCCTCCACAATCTGCCGTTGTAAATAACGCCGGCAACGAATCTGCAGCCATACTTAATTGGTTGAATAATACCTCAACTGGATTGCAACGTTCAACATCATTTGCTGTTGCCGACTCTGGTTGGAAATATTTTTACGACAAATACAATCAAACATACCGTTGGATTCCATTAAATGGTGACATTGCTGGTTTGTGTGTTAATACCGACACAGTTCGTGATCCTTGGTATTCTCCAGCTGGTTTCAACCGTGGTGCAATCAAGAATGCTATTAAGTTGGCATGGAATCCAGCAAAAACATATCGTGACGCATTGTATTCAGCAGGCGTAAATCCTGTTGTATCTTTCCCTGGTCAAGGTATTGTTTTGTTTGGCGATAAAACTCTACAAGCTAAACCATCTGCTTTTGATCGTATCAATGTTCGTAGACTGTTTATTGTTCTTGAAAAGGCAATTGCCAAAGCTGCCCAATATTCACTTTTTGAATTTAACGATGACTTTACTCGTGCTCAGTTTGTTGCATTGGTAACTCCATTTCTTCGTGATGTGCAAGGTCGCCG